ATTTTAGATACGATATAATGGGTAAGACATTTACTAAAGAGCATCCATTTGTCGCTATGGGCAAGGAAGACGCTCAAAGAATTTTTGACAAGGAGGAGGGCTTTAGATTAGCAACTCCAGCAGAAGTAAGAGAGTTCTACAACTAAGCCTATTAAATGGCAGAGATATTAAAAAATAGCAATTCCCCAGTTTATCATCAGGTATTCTGGAGAGGAAATGTTGTTGATGCAGACAATCTACCAACAGTAGAGATATACGATATCACTGAAACTCCAGAAGAAGAAAATCCTGGCTTAACAATTTTATTAGATACTATTACTGCTGAAAAAGATGAAACAAATATTGGTCTGTATGCAGCACACATACCTTTGCCATATACAAGCAACACAGGTACTCTAAGACTTGTTTGGATTTATGAGGTAGATTCTGAAGAGTTTACCTACCGTCATGATGTTTTTGTAGTGACGCCATATGCAGATTTATACCAGTCTGCCTACATGCTTGGTGTAAGCACAGATCCTTCAGATCCAAATTATAAATCTTTTTCAGAGCTAGCAGCGGCAGAACGATATGCTAGACAGAGAATAGAAGATTATACTGGACAACAATTTTATCTGTATAGCGATATACATAGAGTCATGGGAACTGGTTCTGACACCTTGCCATTACCAGATCGTCTTCACACAATTCATAAGCTATACTTAAATGATATTGTTTTAATAGATAACACTGCCTACCCAGCAGTAAATAATTGGGGATACAACGTACAGGTTTCAGAAACTGGCTTTGGTATAAGAGTTAATAGAGCAGAAATGTTAGATAATACTGTCTATATTGCAAATGGAATGGTTCCACCAACAATACATGATGGTCAAGGTGTATTTAAAAACGGTGCGATGTATGAAGTTCAAGGCAAGTTCGGATGGAAGAAGGTTCCAGACAAGGTAGAGCTTGCAGCTATAGAATTAATGAAAGATTTCTTCGCAAAGGATAACACTTGGAAGAATCAATATATTTCAACAATACAAACTTTTGACTGGCAGTTTGAATACAGTCCAGAAGTTTTTATGGGAACGGGTAATGCTTACGCTGACCGACTATTGTCTGACTTCATTGTAAACAAAGCCTCATTGATATAATGTCATCAGTTATTAATGCAGTTTTATCAATGAAGCTGGATGTATATAAGCAGATTGATATTCAGGACGCAAACACTGGTTCTATAAAAAAAGAATGGATTTATGATAAAACTTTAGACTGTCATGCTAAAGGAGTAATAAGCAACTCAGCTACAACAAGAACTAGCGATAAGCAGGTATTCGACAATAGATACTATAATGATCAAATACTTCAGATAAGAACTAAAGACAGACTTACAATAAGAGAAAAGATAACAAATATAAGGGATTCAAGAGGAGAATGTGTTTGGACTGAGATAAACTTTCCAACCAACAGCCCAACTGTTTTTGAAGTCGTAGGAACCACACCAATAACAGATCCATTTGGATCGGTTTTAGGATATAACTCATCTGTAAGAAGATCGGAGAACCAGCAAATTGGCATCTGATAAATTACTATTACAAGCAGCCAGCGGATTAACAAAGTTAATGGCGGGACAACGAGTTGACGGAGCAATTAAAGATAGTACTGTGGCCCAGGTTTCCGCAGCAATATTTTATCAAGCAAATGTTGTAGCAAAATTAACAAACAGCACATCATTTAATAGAGCATTTGCAAAAACTATATTTAAGCAAATCGAACAGGATTTTGGCCAGTACATAGATGCGAAAGCAAGAACTTCTCCAAGGTCAATGCACCATGTATATGAATGGCAAAGAGTTGGTGACAAGGAAGCTAGGCTTTTTAAGTTAAACAAAATTTCTGAAGGCGTAATGTCTTTTCAAATCAATTATAACCTTCTGCCTTCAAAGTCCATGGTTCCAACTAAAAAGGGCAAGCATAGACATGTCTTTGTTAGCAAAGCAGAAATTATGGAACAGGGCAAGCCAGTTGTAATATCCCCTAGATCAGCAGAGAGACTCGTTTTTGATGTAAACGGATATACTGTTTTTATGCCCAAAGGAAAATCTGTAACTGTACAAAAGCCTGGTGGAGCAGCAACAAAAAATTCTTTTTTATCAGCATATAAATATTTTTTTACCAGCAATTTAGTTAGCAACTCAATTAAAGCTTCTGGATTTCAGAGATTATTTAATTCGTCTTTAACAAAAGCAATGAAGATACCTGTTAATATAAAAACGGTACAATATAAGTTCTCGCCTAATTCAGTTGCAAGCCAAGCTGAGGCGGCGGTAAGCACAGCATTTGCGGGGGTATAGAATGGTAAATTATAGATTAGACGCTATGTTTGAGATCAGAAAGTATCTTTGGGAAAAGTTAAGAGATGCTAATATATTTGATCCAGATGATTACTATAGTGACAATTTAAATGAAACTATAGTTCCAATTTTGCCAATTCAGCAGGCACCAGAAATGAATCAATTTTTAAGTGGCAAAAAGCATATAGTCTATGACAAAATAGGAATGTCATATGAAAACAATTGGCTTATATGCTGTGAGCAAATATTATTTACAATATACTCAACAGACATCTTAGACATTGTAGAGATAAGAAACTTTCTTACAGATGAGTTTCGCAGAATGGATGATTCTGCTAGAGACGTAAACCGTTGGGACAGCTTATCAGATAAATTTAAATTTCACAGTATATTTATATCGGACATGTCGCCGACAGCCCCATCAGAAGAGCTACAAGGGTTCTTGGCAGCAGATGTTATTTTGGAGATAAAATATTCCAGAATAACTGATAGCTCTGGCAGATTTGCCTAGTTTGCTTTAGGCGACTAGGACATCTATAATTGGACATAGAGGGAAGGGCCTAGCCAGCCATTTATATATATATAAACATTTCATGAAATAGGAGGTTAGACTTCATGGCAGCACAAAACGTAGGTAATGCTAAAAACATTCTTGTCGGTGCTTCTCCATTGTTCCTTTCAGTAGAAGATTCTACAGTCGAAGGTTACGATGAGAGCATGGAAGCTGGCGTTGCAAATACATTCGTAGCGAACAAAAATCGCTTCGTTCCAGCATTTTCAACTTCAGAGTCATACACTGATACCCTTAACGCAGTTGCAGTAACAACTGCCACAACACAGGGAACAACACCAAAGGATGGAGGCGCATACCGTAACGTTGGTTATACAAATAATGGTCTTCAGATCACTTATAATCCAACATACGATTCAGTAACCGTCGACCAGCTACTTGATACAGCTAAGCTTTTCAAGTCTGCGATGGAGGTTATGATCGCAACCGAAATGTCCGAAGGTACATTAGAAAATATTCTTATTGTATTCGGACAAGGCAAGTCAACTTTGACAGAAGGAGATAACGACGAACTAGGTCTTGAGGCAGGTGCACTTGGTGCAGCTCCAACAGAGCGCCAGCTTGTCGCTATTGGAAAGGCTCCTACAGTAGCTTCTCCAAATACAGAGCGTGTATATTATGCACGTCGTGTTCTTTCAGTACAACAGTCACAGTTCTCGCTTGCTCGTACTGCTCCAACCACATTCCCAGTAACATTCCGTCTTCTACCATCTGGTGACTCAGCTCACGCAGGTTCAGAATACGGTAAGATTATTGACCGTGCTTGGACACCAGCATAATAATTAATTTTAATTATTAAATAAGGCCCCCAGAAATGGGGGCTTTTCATTTGTATCCACACCATCCTTATGTTATAATAATTAAGAATCCTAAAGGAGGATAAATTGGCTACTACAGTATACGACGTAGAAGAAATTGAATTACAAAATGGTGCTAAGGTAAAACTAAAGCCATTATCAATCAAGCAGTTACGTAAATTTATGGCTGCCGTACAAAAGACTCAAGAATCAACAGATGAAAATGCAACATTGAGCATTTTAATTGATGCATGTGCAGTTGCGCTAGAAACACAGTTACCAGATTTGGTATCAGATAGAGACGCATTAGAAGAAGCATTGGACGTACCAACAATCAATCGCATCCTTGAAGTATGTGGAGGGATTAAGATGGACGACCCAAACCTAATAGCGGCAGCGGTTCTGGCTGGTCAGAACTAGATCTTGCCGCTTTAGAAGGAGAAGTATTTCTTTTAGGACATTGGAAGAATTACGAAGAGTTAGAAGAAAACCTATCAATGCCAGAGCTCATTCAGACATTGAAATCAATGCATGAAAAAGAGCACAACCAGAGAAAGTTTGCAGCATCTCTA